CACCGGGAAGGAAAAGCCCGGGGTGCGTTCTACCTGTTCGGGATTGAGCAGCTGCCCTTCGCCGACGTCGTCGCCTATCTCGAAACGACGGACGGCGAAGCGGCAGAACTGATCCTCGAGGGCGAAGTCCTGTATCTGACCGACAAGGTCAAGCAGATGGAGAAGCAGTTCAACGCTCAGCAGTGCGGCCGGCGTCTCAAGTCTTGGCCGTCGCCGCGCATCAAGTACGCGAGTTGACACGAAAATCACTCACACCGAGAAAGACTTTACGCGATGAACATTCTCAAAAAACTGACCGAACTGCTCAAGGAATTCGCCCCTTTTGTTGGCTTTATGGCTGCGGTGGCGTCAGTCATTCTTGCATGGCACGCGTTTTGCCATTGGCTCGGCAAGATGGCCCCAGCCCTCGCCAGTCTGTCGCCAACCGGCGACATCAAAGACAATGCCATGATTGCAATCGGCCTCGGCGTCACTGCTTTCACGCTCGGGAGCCTTAAATAATCAGATCTCCACAACGAGTGCCGGCGTCATCATCTCAAAAAGGCACCACACATGAGCACACTCACCGTTCACCAGCTTGTCCCCAATCAGGAACGTAGGGCCGCGCAGGAAGCGTCACGCGCCGGGGTTAAGTTTAAGTGTCCGAAGCAACGGATCGACGGCAAGGCGAAAAAGCTGCTCCACGGCTACGCGTTGCTTGATGGCCACGTCAGAGAGGCGCAATACATTCGGCGCGCCATCGGGCAGTTAGAATCCGGAGATCTGCGGGCGCTCTACGATGCCGCCAGGGCTGAGACGCGCCGGGTGCGCAAGATCAAGCTGCGCGCCGACGCGCCGTTCACGGTTGGTGAAAAAGTGGAAATTCTGCGGGGTGCGTTCGAGAACTTCGAAGCCGTCATCACCGAGATCCAGCGCAAGCGCGTGACGGTGGAAGTGACCATCATGGGGAAGCCGGGTAATCCGGTGCAAACCACCGTCGCCAACATCCGACGAAGGCCACCGAAGCGATAGCGCTCCAACCTGTGCCGCGACATGCACCAGCAAGCGTTTTATGCTGGTGCAACACCATAAAATGATAGTGTGTTGCAGAAATGAATCGGTAGCGCTTACCGAATTATGATACCCAGGCGCATCACGGACGAGCAATCACCCACCGGTCGACGTTTCCTGTACCGTAGAGGCTCTGATCGCCCCGGCTGAACTGAGTTCAGCATTTGGCGAAGCTATGCCAACCCCTTAAATGCGACGGCCGCTGCGTTCTTGCGAACAGCAGCGGCCGTTTCGGCGTGATACGCATCCGACATTCGAATTCCCAGCTCGTCGTACTCAGCACCAAGGCCGACCATCGCCGTCTCGCCTAACCCTCAAACGCTACTATCGTCGAGCTGGGAAGTTATTCTGAACTGTAAGCCTTAAAGCACGCCGCTCGGGCGGTTTTAAGGCATGGGGCTGAATGCCCGTTAATCCGTGTGCTCGTGTACGCCCGAACAAGAGCAACCCAATGACGAACGCCTTCAAATCAGTCTTCAATGCAACCGAAGCGTTGCTGCACGCCATTTTTGGTGACCTGACCCCAAACGGCAAATTCTGGGCCTACATCTTTCTCATGGGCAGCGTGTTCGCCTGTTACATGAGCTTCGATTTCGGTCGCAACACGTCGTTCGTCCACGGCGGAATGCTGGCCATCATCACGGTGTGCGCTGGGCTGGGCTGGCACGAGGCGCACAAGCGCTTCGAAAAGCGTGCTTTCCTCACGTGCCTGTTCACCGCACTTGCGTGCGTTCCGCTGCAGGGTTTCGAATTCATCACACATTCCGGCTACGCTGCCGGATTCCGCGGTGAAAGCGTCACTCTGGCCCGCGTGCAAAACGCACGATATGACACTGTGCAGAAAGCCGTCGGCAATGATCAGGTCAACCTCGATATGTGGCGCGACCAGCTGAAGACGCTTGAAGGCGAAAAGGCCACGCTGGTCAAGGCCAACGAATGGGCGCCGACCATCAAGGCTGAAGCTCTACGCGACGAACTGAAGTCGTTGAACGATCGCATGGCCGAGGAAGAAAAGGGCAAGCGCGGCCGCGCCGCCGGCAAAGGCAAAGAGTTCGAGCGCCTTAATGACGCGGCTATCGCTGTTTCGAAAAAGATCAGCACCATCGAGCGCCTTGGCGAACTGGATGGCCAGATCGAAGCCAAGACCAAGCAGATCCAAGCCACGCAGAAGATCCTCGATAGCAAGTCGGAAGTGGCTACTAAGACCGACAAGGTGTCGTCTGCCGTCGAGCAGGCCGACAACTTCATGGCGCGGGCTGTTGGCTTCGTCCAGACCGGCAGCCTCAAGGCGACCGCAGAGGGCGAGGACAAGGCGCACTTCGGGCTGAACATCGCCATGGCGCTGACCACCACGATCGGCACGGCGTTTGCGGCTTTGATGGCTGGTATGAACCGTCGCAAAGCCGACGAGCCCGCTGTGCTGGGCCCTGCAAAGTTGGTTGAGGCGCCGAAGAGCGCGCCGCTTGCTCTCGTCGAGCCGCAGAAGCCGGTCGTTCGCGAGATCGTGCGCAACATCGAGCGGGTCGTGCACACCGATCCGCGCTCCATGTTCGCTATGCGCAGTCAAAACAGGCAGTGCGCCTGATATGACGCATCCGGCGCGTGACTGGATCGCATTGCCTGAGCCGGTGCACGTCGTCTTGATGACCGACGTTCGGGCTGAAGCATCAGACGACGTAGAAAAGCGCCTTGATGTTGCCGTCGGCAATGCCAAACAGTCATTAGCCAAGCAGATGGCAGGCTTCGTCGTCGTTATGTGGGGACAGAATGGCGACCTGACGACCAATCTGTTCAACCATGAACGCTCGCCGTTCGTCCCTGGTGTCATCCCGGCGATCGTTGGTGACGCAGTGCGCCAATTCAACTGGCGTGCTGACATGCGCGCCATGTTGCGAAACGAGATCTGAGATGGAAATCACCATCGACATGGCGATTTTCGAGAAAAAGGCTGCTCAGATTGGCGTTTTCGCCTCTGAGCAGCTTCCGTTTGCCATCTCAAAGACGCTGAACAGCTCAGTTTTCGACGCGCGCAAGGAAGTCGTGGGCGTGACCTGGCCGTCGCACATGAAAGTTTACAACCAGAACTTCATCAACGCCGCCATGCGCGTCGACACGAGCACCAAGGGCAACCTTTCTGTGAGCTTGTACGACAGCCTGCATCGAGCTTCGCTAGCTCTGCACGCAGATGGCGGCACCAAGGGAAGCAAGGGTCAGCTCGCACTGCCTAACGCAGGGCAGGTGGCTCGCTCAGCGGCCGGCTTCAGTCCACGTCCACGCGCAATCAAATTGCCAAACCACACAGCCAAGGGCCACAGCGTGCCGTCTATGCAGGTGATCAAGGGAAAAGGCATCTTCGTGGGCCAAGGCGGGCGCCTCGTCTTGGCGTACGCGTTCAGAAAGTCTGCATCTATCAAGAAAGACTTCCCGTTCTACGAAGCATTCAAGCAGAAGATCTTCGAAGGCTGCACGAAATACTATCCAGGCAACGTGCGGGCCGCTATCGCATCGGCTTTCGGCTCATGATTAGAAAGATATTTCAATACGTTGTCAGCTCTGGGTCCCTTCCCGCCCCCCAGGGCCTACTCGGGTCACGCGCGACCGCGCCAGCGCGCTAGAGACAGTTCAAAAAAAGGGGATTCATCCCCTTTTTTTGAACTGTCTCTTCCTGCGGGCGTCACCTGCGCCTCATGACATGGGCGCGAGACGACCAAAATTTTCCAACGGGTCTCGGCTTTTCTCGGGCTGAGACTTTTCATAGCCAACAAAATGGGCAAAATTATTCTCGTGACAGTAGGCAGGCATGGCAACGATCGGTGAATGTGCGGAGTGGCTGCGGATGTCGACGCGCCGCTTTCAGCAGTTGGTCGATGAGGGCATCGTCACACGCCAAGTGACGAACGGTTACGAAGTAAAAATGGTTGTCGGCGAGTATATCGAGCACTTGCGCGAGGTTGCTTCCGGTCGTTCCGCTGGCACGCTCGACAAAGCAGCGGAAGATATCCGCAAAGTGCGCGCTCAAGCCGATAAAGCCGAAATGGAAGTTGCCGAAATGCGCGGCGACCTGGTGCCGTCCGACGTGATCGGTACCGCGTGGGAGCTATTCTCGACTGTGATCAAAAACCGGATCACATCGCTGCCGTCGAAAGCGGCACCGCGCGTCGGGGCTGCCAATGTGGCCCAAGCAGAAAGAGAGATCCGGGCGTGCGTGAACGAAGTGCTGTCGGAAATCGAGACGATTAATGTCGAAGAGCAAACGGCAAAAGCTAAAACTAAAGCTGCCGCCTGATACGCATCCGGCATTGATCCGCATTCTTAAGAACTGCTGCAAGCTGATGGCCCCGCCACCGGAAATGACGGTGAGCCAGTGGGCTGACGAACATCGCATCTTGAGCCGCGAGGACAGCGCAGAGCCGGGACGATGGAGCACTGCCCGCATGGAGCCCATGCGCGCGATCATGGATGCCTTCAACGATTCCTCGTGCGAAGAAATCGTTTTGATGAAAGGGACGCAAATCGGCTTTACGGCCGTTCTGGGCAATATTCTCGGTTACATCATCGACCTCGATCCTGGTCCTGTGCTGCTCATGCAGCCAACTAAGGCCATGGCCGAAGAATACTCCAAAGCGCGCCTTGCGCCGATGCTGCGCGACACGCCAAGGCTGAAAGGCAAGGTCAAGGAAGCCGCCACACGCGACAGCGGTAACACGATCTTGAACAAGGAATTCATCGGTGGCCGTTGCGCCATCATCGGCGCCAACGCGCCGGCGGAAATTGCCTCTCGTCCGATCAAGATCGTCTTGTGTGACGAGGTGGATCGCTACCCGCTCAGCGCCGGGACGGAAGGCGATCCCATGAAGCTGGCGGAAAAGCGCCAGGAAACGTTTTGGAACCGGAAGCGGTTCAAGGGCTCGAGCCCAACAGTGAAGGGGCAAAGCCGTATCGAGCGCGATTATGCGGCGTCCGATCAACGCAAGTTCTTCGTCCCGTGCCACGCCTGCGGATCGCTGCAGACGTTGCGATGGGAGAACGTCAAATGGGATCGCTTGACCGAGAAAGAGGGCCGCGCGCACCAGCCGCACACGGCGCACTATCAGTGTGAAAGCTGCGGTGAACTCTGGACCGACGCACAGCGGTGGGATGCGATATCAAAAGGGCATTGGGAAGCCACGGCGCCATTCCGCGGCGTTGCTGGTTTTCACCTCTCGCAGCTCTATTCGTCCTGGGTGAAGCTCGAAAAAATGGTGACCGAGTTTCTGACTGCCTACGGCAAGTTGCCGGGCACGCATCCGGACGTAAACTTGATGCAGGTGTTCACGAACACCTGTTTGGCCGAGACCTGGGAAGAAAAAGGCGAGACGGTCAACGACGTGTCGCTGATGGCGCGTGCCGAAGCTTACGGGCCAGACGACCTGCCCGATGTGGTCAGGTTCGCGACGGCGGGCGTCGACACGCAGGGCGACCGGTTGGAATGCCAAATCATCGCTTGGGGCCCCAACGAAGAAAGCTGGGTCGCGCGGTACGAAGTTATTCAGGGTGACCCCGCGCAGAAAGCTGTGTGGGAGGAACTCGACAAAATCATTGCTGAGCCTCTCAGCACGGCATCGGGCCGCTTGGTGCGCGTCAAAGCGACGTGCGTCGATGCCGGCGGACATCATGCGGCGCAGGTTCACGCCTATTGCAAGTCGAAGCCTGGGCAACGGATCTTTCCCGTTGTCGGGATGGCGGGGCCGAAGCTGATCTGGCCGAAGCGATTGAGCCGCGGCAAGCATGGCAGCGTCTACGGTATCGGCGTCGATACCGGGAAAGACGCGGTTTATGGGCGGTTAAAAATTCCGCAGCGGGAACTGGCAGAAACGGCCTCAAATCCAGGTTTTGTGCACTTTCCGATCTGCGATGAACAGCTCGGGACAGGCGGCATCGACAGCGCCTATTTCGCGCAATTGACCTCTGAAAAGGTCATGACGCGCTATAAGATGGGCAAACCCTATCGGGTGTGGGAACTCCCGCCGGGAAAGCGAAACGAGGCGCTCGATACGTTCGTTTATGCGCTCGCTGCACGGATGGCGGTGCCGATCAATTTGCGGACCAACCGCGCGATTGCCGACGTCGACGCCGAAGTGGTGAAAACGACGCCGGAAGTGTCGAAGGAATTGCCGGCGCCGGTCGAGACCGTGATGCCGGCCGTGAAACAGGTGCAGTCGCGTGGGGATCGGTTTGCAATGTTGGGGCGGATGACACGTGGTCGGTAAAGGCAAAACGCAATGACGACCGCACCCGTCGATGTCGCGGCGGATCTCCGAGCCATTTACGACACCATCATTGCCCGCATGACCGGCAAGCAGGTGCAAAGTGCTGGCCACAAAGACCGGTCGGCGGCCTATGCGCAGACGGATACGAAAGACCTGATCAAGATTTATCGGATGCTCTGGACCAAGGACAGCGGATTGCCTGATCTGAAAGACCTCGACGCGTCAGTGGCGACGCGCGGGACGTTCCGCATAAGGTTGCACGGCTGATGAACGCAGTCGCGCGCCGAAACGCCTTCGAAGCGGCCAGCACCAAGAACGTCAATATCGGATCGTGGCGCCCGTCGCTGCGTTCGATTGATGCCGAAGTGCTGCGCGATGCACCGACGGTGCGGGCGCGCGCGAGGGATCTGGTTCGGAATAATCCGACAGCGCGGCAAGCGGTGCGCATTTCGCGTCAGGGAACGATCGGCGCGCATCTGCGTCTCGTGTTGAACCCGGATTACAAGTTTCTCGGCATCGACCATGCCGACGGTGTGATGTGGGCCCGGACCGTCGAGCGCGTTTGGGAGCAGTATGCCCACGGTCCATCGTGCTGGTTGGACGCCGGTCGGCGGTTCTCGTTTACGGAATTGATGGGGCTCGCGCACGATCAGGATTTCATCGACGGTGAATGCCTCGTCGCCTGCGAATGGGACCAGAATCGGCCATGGAATACGTGTTTTCAGGTGGTCGACGTGGATCGGCTCAGCAATCCCTTCGGTCGGCCTGAAACGACGACGCTGAAAGGCGGCGTAGAACTCGATCAGTTCTCGGCGCCGGTCGGGTATCATATTCGCCAGGCACATCCTGCTGATATCGCCGTGATTGGATCTCGGCCCTATGTGTGGGACCTGGTTCCACGTGAAACCCCTTGGTTTCGGCCGATCATGATGCACTCGTTCGATCCGATCCGCGCCGGCCAAACGCGCGGCATCAGCGAATTCGCAAGCGTGATCCACGCGCTGAAGCTCGGCAAAGAATATGCCGAACAGGAACTGAGCAACGCCACGGTGCGGGCTGGATTTGTGGCCGTTCTGACGAGCGCGCTGAACGCGAACGAAGCAATGGCGAGCCTTGCCGAAGGATGGATGGCGGGTCGCGAAGGCGAAGAGGGCGAGTCGCTGAACCCCATTGCCGAAATGGCGTTCGATGCCTTGAAGCAAACGGTCGGATACTACAACGAACTCGATTTGAGCGTGGCGGGGCAGAAGATCCCGAAGCTGTCGCCGGGCGACGACTTGAAATTTCTCGGCAATAACACGCCGGGCAGCAACTATGCCGACTACGTTATGGCGCAAATTCGGAACGTCGCTGCCGGTCTCGGTGTCGATCCGACCGGGTTGAGCCAAGATTACTCGCAAACCAGCTATTCCAGCGCAAAAATGAGCTACGCCAACAACGGCCGTGGCTATGAAATTCGCCGGGCGCGGCTGACGCGCATGATCGGCATGCCCATCGTTGCGGGATGGATGGAGGAAGCGGTTCAAGCGGACCGGATTCCGATGCCGAAGGGCATGAGCAAGGCCGATTATTACGAGGCCCGCGACGCGCTTGTGCGCGGGAGCTTTATCACGGCAGGAAAGCCGATCATCGAGCCGCTCAAAGAGCGCCAGGCGCAGCAACTTGGCATCAATATGGGCGTCGAAACGCTGCAGTCGGTGTGTTCCGACGAAGGGCTGGTGGCGGAAGAGCAGCTGGAGCAGCTCGCGCGCGAAAATCAGATGCGTGAGGAGCTTGGATTGATACCTGTTGGCGTCCCGCCACCGCCGGAAGACGAGCCCCCGGCCGACGACCCGCCGCCGGACAAGAAAAACGACGAGAAAAAGGACGAAAAAGGCGCTCAAATGAGTGCCGGGAAGACCAGGCGTAAGCGGAGCCGATGAGCGGTCCGAAGACGCACCCGCGCAACTTTCAGGCGATGCGGTCAGATCGCGTGATGGCGATGGCGCAGCATGCGTTTTCCCGTCCATTCGGGTCAAAAAAGGAAGCAATTGACGCGTTGTCGATGCTGCCGATTGATCGCCAGCATGCGCTGCCGAAGAACGCGCCAAAAGCAAAAGTGCGCAAGCCGAGTGCCTTCAATAACGAGTTGCGCGGCGGCGTAGCGGTGCCGGGATCCGACAAGTTGTCGGAGGCATCGGAAGCGGTGGTGAAACGCTACGCCCGGGCGACGACGGGGCTTGATGCTGTGAGCAAAGCGCAGGCGCTGACGCTCATGGCCAAGTTCGGTCCGACCGATGTGGCGAAGGCGTCGGGTGAGGCGCTGCAGAAGTCAGGACTGAGAAAGCAAGACGGCCCGCTGAAGGTCGAAGTTCGTAAAGAATACGAACGGGTCATGGGTGCGCCGCCGCAAAGACGGATGACCAAGGCGGCGATGCAAGAGCGGCTCGGTCATTCGACGACTGCAGCAGATCGGTTCGAAGCGAAATTCGGCCATGCGCCGCCAGGCTCGCTGCGCAACAATCCGGCCGCGCTGGATCGTTGGACGAACGGACCCTTTACGAAAGCGCCGGCACCGCCCGGTGCCTATG